ACTTGAGATACAATTGCACTTACACCTTCTCCACCAGTTCCAGTATTATCAAATAATAATCTATCATTGACCTTATAATCTTTACCACCACCCTCTACAAGGTATTGATCAATGTTTGCGGAAGAAAACTTGTTTGTTGATGATACAACTAAAGAATCTGCTTGACCTCCTCTAATAAACGGATAGTAACTATAATATCCAATACCATCCTCGATGTAGGTAAGCGTTTCACCAGTTTCCATTACAATAAGAGTTGTACTGTCTTCTAGTGCTAAGAAGAAGTCAACTTTATTGTCTAATTGTTTTCTCTTTGCGGTAATATTATCTACACCCACATATGGAGCTCTGTAACGTATTGCCTCTTCTGTAAAGTTTTTCTGCAGTCCATTACCATTCCAGTTGACCGCATCTGCTTCTCCATAGAATTCTGAACCAATAAAGTAAGGATACGCAGGAAATCCAGTTGTACCTGTAATAGTTGTAAAATAGCAATATGTTCCACTTGGATATTCTGGAGTAACGCAGAATCTTCCATTATAGCGGTCTAAATCGCCTAATCCTTCCACATACTCATAATCTTCAATATAAGTCCCTAGAGGGTCTGTAAGACCGCTTAGAAGAGCATCTCTGCTAGTCTTGACTCTATAACTGGTTCTAATACGTTTATATGAGTTGAATGGTGCACTGTTCTCTGGATCTTCGTATCCATAAGGTCCGTATATTGGATGTCCGTCATATGCCCAACCAATAATAGGAGAATGGACTGTAGGAGGTAACTCTTGTAGAGCACCAGTGTTATCAAGACCAATACTATCTTTGAGTAAGAATCTTAGTTGTTTTGGATTATAGAGGTACGCATACTCTCCACCATAGATCAAATAGTTCTCACCTTGGAATACCGCACCACCAAATGCATCAGTAGTCTTAGGTGATACAAATGTACTACTACCTAGTTCATTACCAGTTGCTGCTTCATTAACTGATAATTCTGTAAGTCTAGTTTGGAATGACGCACCAGAACCAGGATATACGATACTAACCTGTGTAGCACCCGCAGTATAACCAATACCTTTACTAGACACTGTAATACTGGTAACAATGTTTGTACTTAGATCAACAGTAGCAAATGCGGTTGCACCAATACCATCTCCAGTAATTACAACATCAGGAGGACCGAAATACGCACTACCACCAAATGTAACAATTATACTCTCTATCTTTCCGTTAATGATTGATGGATACGCAACAGCACCACTACCACTAATCAGATTGATAGTTGGTTCATATGTATATTGCGATCCTGCGTTTGTTATATTGATACTATCTACAGGACCTCTACAGACTGCTGTAGCAGTTGCTCCTACTCCTCCGCCACCTGTGATACTTATTGTAGGAACACTTGTATATCCCGCACCACCATTTACAATATTGATACCAGTTACGATTCCGTCCGTGATTTGTGCGGTAGCATATGCTTGGTTTCCGCTTGTTGCTCCTCCACCTACAATAGAAACGCTCGGTTGGGTTGTATATCCCGCACCACCACTCGTAACGTTGATAGCAGTTACGGAACCTGAGATAGAAACATCTGCAGTTGCGGAAAATCCTTCATACTCCCAATCAATAAGTCCTACAGTTTGTATGCCTACTGTGTGTATTGGATAAACTGTTGCGGAAGATCTAGCAGGATTTAGTGCTTTATACCTTCTACCTTGATATGTTACTCTAGTAAGAGACGCATATGCTTTATCTAATTCATATTCTGGTTCAAACTCTACTGTAGGAGGGTTAGTGATGTCATATCCAGATCCACCACTAATTCTTTCAATAGATTTAATACCACCATACTTTTTCGTAGTTTCAGACTTATATGAGAATAATGGGACTCCATTTGCTCCAATACCAATTTGACCGATTGGTGTAGAGGTTTTTTGAGATTTAATACTTGGTGTAAGAGGAATACGCTTCAAATACCTCTGGTTGCCAGGATCTAGGTCTGTAGAAGCAAAAGGACCTATTTTATGAGTTGGTATGCCTGTACTAGCAATTATTGCATCTGTAGATGACTTATAAGTGTTCTGTACGTCCCCTGTAGTGTCCTGTATGGCAAGATTGATAGAACTGTCATCAGATCTACCAAAAGCAAATTCTCTAGCAATATAAAACTCAAATCCACTAATACCAAAAGCAGGAGATGAAGTAAAGATAAACTCAAAGGTAAACTCATCAACAATACCTACAACTGTGTGAGTATTGTTGTAAAGGTCTTCTGGAGCATTTAATATTCTAACATTATCATTTCTAGTCAATCTATGCTTCTCTTGAGTCACAATGGTACATCTAACCGTTCCATCTGTTGCGGGTGCTGCTAGGGTCGCTGAGACGCCTCTGAGAGCACGTCTAACATTGTATATAAAACTATCCCAGATAGAATCAAGACTATCAAAACCTGGTGCAGCGGGTGTAGTGACTTTTGAGTCTGGTAAGTAGTATTTTCCACCACTATTAAGAACAACACCTCTAGTACCACCAAATATCTTTAATTGTATCTCTGAACCATCAATATTAGAGTTACCATAGATTTTAAACGCAGCAAACGTTTCTTGTCCCGCATCATGTGCTACATTGCTTGTATTTTCTCTTGCACGGTTGCATCCTAAGAATTGAGTAACTGTTTTATCGGTATAACTGATTATTTCGTCTTCTATCCTAAATCTACCATTTGTTTCTGGCCATCCAAGTGTAGAATCAACTGTAACAGTCGTATCTGTTAAATTAGAACCCAAATCTTGTGCTAGGACTGTTTTATACGGAGTTACAAACGTTCCGAGTGAATTATTAGTGTCTACGTCGATTTCATAGATTGTTCCGTTTGCTGTAAAGACTTCTACAACTCCTTTTACGTAAATTCTTGCAGAATCAACATTTGGGTCGTTTGGATCCGCTTCTTGATACAATACTTGCCCAACTAAGTTAATAGGATCGCCAGAAACAGGAACTGCACGAATAATTTCCCTAGAAGTGTAAAATGCATCACTAGGTTTGAATATTCTTTCTCTTGGATATGATATTTCTGAATCTACGCCAAAAAGTGTTCTAATAACAAACTGGAATGATCTACTTGTGCCTTTTGAGGAGTAAAAGTCCTTAATACGTTTAATAACAGTGCTTTCTGTTACTCCAGTCGCAAAATTCTTTGGAAATGTTGATAAAAACTGTTCTTTGAACTTCCCAAGCATATAAAGTGGGAAAATATTGTTCAAATTGACAACTTCAGTGCCTAGAGAGTGTGCAGCAGCAGTTGTTGACTCAAATTTGTAGTCAGATTCCAATCCAACTGCTTTTACAGCGTTAAATCCTCTTGCACAAGTCTGAAATAGCGTTGCTCCCTTACTTTGGTAGTAAATTATCTCATCACCAATCATTAAGAGTCCCTCATCGGGGAAATCTCGTGTAGATGCAACGTCAATCGTTGTAGAAGTTGTTGTAACTGCGGAAATTAGTGTTGTAGTAGTAACTAAGTCTCCATAATTGTCAATATTATAATAATCTGCCCAGTTTTGAACTATATCAATACAATATCCCTTTAATTCTTGTGACTTATAGTATTCCTTGACAAAATCAATGAACGTAGGAAAACTATCCCTTATAAAAGAGGGAAATTGTCCTGCGATATTAGTTGATATTTTGGATCTGGACTCTGAACTGACTTCTGACGGTACAGGTGGTTGTGAAACCGTTGTGGTGGGCGTCGTCCACGATCCAACTCTCCAAGAACTATTTGTCATATTGATTAATAGCTAGATTCTGGAATTACTCCTGTGGAATTACTCCTGTTCCAGATAAGTTAGAACCACTACTAATAGTATCTTCTACTACAGTAATGACTGAGTTATCTATACCCATAGTGATATACGTTTCTCTGAGTGAAACGAGATCATTTGACTTAGGTGTAGCTTTGATTTGTAATGTATTATTTGTCACACTAGTGGATTGTATAATTAAGTCATTAATTACAATTTCACCCATATCATAATCTACAGATCCCCATAATCCATCAATGTACTCAAACTCACCAGTACCTTTAACGTAGTAAAGTCTCAATGTCTTATTACCATCATCATTTAGATAGTAAGTATTGACATCATCACCTACAATTTTAAATCCACTGGAAGATACAGCAGGACTTGTAGATGTTTGCATGTTAATTCTATTACCATAACAGATTTTGTAGTTAACACGTTGGTTTAAATCAACTGTAATATTCTTTCTCATAGTAATACGAGTAATATTAGAGGTAATTGACCTCTCAGAGTCATCAATAATGTTCTGTGCCTTAGAATATTTGAATTTACCACCAAATTTATTGAACTCACCACTAGAATTGAGTGCAGTAAGTGTAGTAATTACCAAATTCTTAATTTCTGCAGGAGTTCTACGTGTATTATTGGGGTTATAATACACAAAACTCACCAAATCTATGTAAAGAACCGAAGGATCAATGATTGTTGGTTGAATTGCAGCGATAGAATACTCTCTGAGCTTCTTTAAAACAGAGTTTTTCTCAGAAAGTGATAACTTATCAGCATTTCTGGGTTTGATTGCCAAAAATACCTTGCCAAATTCGGGAGGTTCCGCTTCTTCTCCACCATAACATGCAATAGATGCGACGTTTGGATAGATTTGCGGTACAATTGCTTCATAATCCTGCGTTGAAACTGCTCTACCGAACGCAGAATAGAATTTTGGAGCTCCAAATTTGATAGATTCCGTGGATTCTGGTTCTGCTCCTCCGTCTGGGAAAGAAATTGCACTAATTGTAATACCAGAAGTTATAGAATTTCCTGCATTGTCTCTATAAGTTCCGATATTTTCAAAAACTTTCAGTCCATTTGCACCAATTCCACCAGAAGTTGTATATCTGACAGTTACAACATCACCATTATTAAGTGCTTTACCTACAACACCATCTCCAAATAGTATTTCTGGTATCTGATACTCACTTTCCTCTAGGAAAAATACCTTAGAAGTAGAATCAATCTTAGTAATATCTGTTGCTTGTAGATATTTTTCTGTAATTGTACCAGAAGTTACCTCTACAATCATAGAAGTTGTATCTACTCTTTCATTTGTAAGTATAAATCTCTGTCTCTGTGAAGTGTCTTTAACAAAAGTATCAGTTAAAAACAGACCTTCAAACAAAACTGTATTAGAAAACGTTGCAATTCCTGTCAAACTATCTACAGATTGCGATGTATCAGTAGGAATTGAGAAAACAAAGTTATTATTATCTAATCCTGTGAAGTTTGCAACCAATCCTGCAGAGATTGTGACTGATTTTGGGTAAGGAAATGGTGTTTGTACTGCAATATCAACTGTAGTGCGTGCTGATCTTGCCGATTTTGGTGTATAACCAATCATTCGAGCAAGTTTTACAACGTTTTCACGCAAAACTGCCGTTTCTAGGAACCCTTCATTGACTGCAAGGTTAGCATTTACTGCTGTATAGTACGTATTATATGCTAATGTGTCGATAAGCACTGTCAAAGACGATCCTTCAAAGTCATAATCACTAAATTGTGACTGTGATCTTAAGTATTCTTTGATTTGTGCCTTGATTTCAGCGAACTCAAGAGCATTGACTTGATTAAATGCCATTATGGTTTAAATGCTACCGTGATATCATCAAATTTAGGTGACAATCCTAATATTAGATAAGTTACTTTACAGTTTAATTCATTACGATCTTCTTCAAAGTCTACATCTACAGATACTGCTGTAACTCTAGGTTCATGTATCTCTACTGAGTTCTCAATTCTATTCTTTACCTCTAATTCCATAGTTGGAGTAGAGTTCTCAAACAATAGACCAATTATGTTGCCACCGAAGAATGGGTCAAATGGTTTTTCGTAAAAATTATAAAGGACTATGTTCTTTACTGACTCTTTAATTGCAGCTTCGTTTTTCAATGCCAAAATGTCGTTGGTCACTGCATTCTTTTCAAATGTCAAGGAGAAATCTTTAAAAGACTTCGATATCAATGCCATTGTAAACGTACTTATCCTTCAATAAGTTATTTATACTCGTTTTTT